ATGACGGTAAACTTCGTTTTTGCTAAATAGTATTGTCCAATCTCGGACATTACTATTGGAGAATATGATGTTTCCTTACAAAACATATCTTATGGCTCTAGTCGTATCAGTTCTACCATGGGTCACCGAAAAGGTTGGCGTAATTGACTGGAACGCTTTGCTTCTAGGATGGGGCGTGCCAGAAAACATGGTAGTTCCAGCAGCAACCGCCGTAAGTGGTGTGATCATGATCGTTATGAGATTTATCACCCAGGTTACAACGGTTCACACTGCTCTTATGACTGAGCCACCAAAGGAAGAACAGTAATACTAGTTCTCTACCCGTTTCTTAGCATCTGCTAGAAACTTTCGAATGGCATCGATGGAGGCTTTACAACGGGTGTTGTTCTTATAAAGTTCAACTAACGTTTTAGCCACCTCGGTGTCATTCAACGTTTGCCAGTTCGCCCACTTGGTTTTGATTGGGCAATCATACATCTGTTCTGGTGGAGTTATCACTGTCAACTTTTGTCGCGGCGCTGTAGACTGACAACCTGCCAAAATAAGAAATGATAGGACGATTAGTTTTTTCATCTAGATAGTTCCTTGAAGGTTCGTTTAAGCACTTCGGATGATTCGTGAGGATTCTTGTCATTCTTTAGATATTGCTCAAGGTCACTTAGCTTTTGATTTAGCTCATTCTCTCTGCTCTTGAGGTCAAAAATGATATTGTTGCTTTCTTGATTGATGGCATTCAAGTCTTCCATTAGCTTCTGTTGATCCTTTACCTGGGCTTCCAACAGTTCAATCTTATTTCTTGCGATAGCAGCTTCCTCTACGGAGTTTTTCCATAACCAGTATCCACCACCAAGCATTGCGGTGAGAATGATTCCTGAAATGAGATTGATTGTCCAACTATTAAACATCTTGACCTCCACGATGTATTCTGCTACAATATATATCTAAGTGAGGAAAGCAAAAATGATCTTGTGCTCCTGTAATCTTATAAGCGCCAACAACGTCAAACAAATCATGGAAAGTTATCCATCATACGCTAAAATTCCTTCCGTTGAAGAAATCATGGAAAAGCATGGGTGTTCCGTAGTATGTGCTACCTGCGCCCACACCATCAAACTTGAAATAAGGAAACATTATGAAAGTTTACATCGGTAAGTATAAAAACTATATTGGTCCATATCAGATTGCTGATAAGATTCCATTTCTTAGTGAAGATACCCGTGACAAGATTGGTGATTATCTCGCCACGACTTGGGTTGCTAGTGCCTGCAACTGGATTCACAAACATAGTGGTGAACGTAAGATCAAGGTTCGTATTGATAAGTATGATACTTGGTCAATGGACCACACTCTCGCCTACATTATCCTTCCAATGCTCAAGCAACTAAGAGATACCAAGCACGGTTCTCAATGGGTTGATGCCGAGGACGTTCCACCACATATGCGTCATGAAGGTGAAAACTGGGTTCATTACAAGTGGGACTGGGTTCTTAATGAAATGATCTGGGCATTCGAACAGGAACTTGATGAAGATTGGGCAGATAAGTATCATCATGGTGAACCCAAGTATAACTGGGAACTTATCTCCGAGAACAAGGAAGAAGATACTTCACGATATACAGTAAAACAACTCAATCCTGATTATTGGGTTGACTATGAAGGTATGCAGGCACATCAAGATAGAATTACAAACGGCTTCCGTCTATTCGGCAAATACTATCAGGGACTATGGGACTAATGAAACAGTTTATCTTTATACTGCGATACAACATTTCCGCCATGCTAATCAATCTTGGTTTAATCGTTATGCCTGAGAGTGCTTACAAGCGTGAGTTGCTTCGGCGTCTTTGGATACTACGAATGGAAATTATTACTGCTGTTGAAAATTACAAGAATGGAGAGAACAATGATTACCAGTGAAAAGAACATGAAGATTTATGAGATTGAGTTTAAGCAGCGAGCCTTTGATGGCAAGTGGGAGCGTATTGGCAAGATTGCCGATGAGGAGAATGCCTACACTTATACAAACGAATATGGTAGTCGTGTGACTACTGTTCCTTTCAAGTGGATCACACTTGGAGTTTATGACTATCTAATGGAGATTGCAGACTAATGGCAAACGTAACACTTATCAAGTTCCTCGGTGGAGAGGAAGTTCTAGCAGAAGTCCTATCAGAGGACGCAACCACAATCAAGGTAAGGAATCCAGTTCGAATTGTGGTTATTCCTGATCAGCTAAATCCAAAGACACCACAGGTTGGACTAGCTCCTTATCTGCAGTTTAGTGAAACAAAAGAGTTGACTTTCAACCGCGGACTTGTTATAACTACTGCAGTGCCACTCACCGAGTTTGTAAACCAGTATAATGGTCTATTCGGTGGTATTCAAATTCCTAGCTCAAAGATTATCACACCTTGATGAAATTCTACACAAACGTTGAAGTATGGGGCGGTAAAATTCTTTATCGCGGTATTGAAGATGGTCGGAGAGTTCTGCGTAAGATTGATTACTATCCAACCTTGTTTGTGCCTTCTCAGAAGCCAACAAAGTATACCTCAATCTATGGAGAATATTTCGGACCTGTTAAGCCAGGTTCGATCCGGGATTGCCGTGACTTCGTAAAGCAGTATGACGGTGTAGAAGGTTTCAAGATCCACGGAAATACTCGTTATCAATATTGTTTCATTGCGGACGAACATTCGTCTGCTGTTGAATGGGACATGTCACTAATCAAAGTGGCAAACATCGATATCGAAGTTGGTTCCGAGAATGGATTCCCTGAACCTGAAACTGCTACAGAACCTTTGACCGCCATCACAGTTAAGATGGACGGTCACTTTGTCACGTTTGGTGTAGATACCTATATCAATGATAATCCAAATGTAACATATTATGAATGCCAGGATGAGCATGATCTAATCATGCGGTTCATTGGTTGGTGGTCGTCAGAATATCCTGACATTGTTACAGGCTGGAACGTTGAACAGTTCGATATACCTTATCTTGTAAATCGCATTACTAGGTTGAAAGGCGAGAGAGTTGCTCAGCGTCTTTCTCCTTGGGGTGTTCTACAAGATAAGGTCCTCGATCTTGGTATGGGTCGTCGTGGCAAGGGCTGGAACCTCATGGGTATTGCTACTCTGGACATGATGGCGCTTTACAAAAAGTATTCGCCAGGCGGACAGTCACAGGAATCCTATAGACTTGACAACATTGCCCACGTTGTTCTCGGTGAGCGTAAACTTTCATATGATGAATATGGTTCACTCCATAATCTCTATAAGGAAGACTATCAAAAGTTCATCGACTATAACATCAAAGACGTTGACCTTGTGGATCGTATTGATGCTGAGGAGAACCTAATCTCCTTGGCACTAACTCTTTCATATGATAACAAGTGTAACTATGAGGACGTGTTCGCACAGGTTCGCATGTGGGACGTTATCTGCTTCAATCATCTAAAGAGTAAGAACATCGTTGTTCCTCCGATTGAAAGACATGAAAAGGACGAAGCGTATGTTGGTGCATATGTAAAGGACACAATCAATGGATTTCATAATTGGGTTGCTAGTTTCGACGTTAATAGCGAATATCCTTCTGTCATTATGGGATCCAATATCTCGCCAGAGACGATTGTTGATCCTGCTGACTACACCCCTGCTATGCGTGATTTGGTTGCAAGCAACGTTACTGTGGATAAGCTACTTGCTAAATCTTTTGATCTATCTTTTCTAAAGGACGAGAACGTTTGTCTAACAGCCAACGGACAGTTCTATCGTCGTGACAAGCAGGGCTTTATGCCTGAAATGGTTGAAAAGATGTTCAATGACCGTAAGGTCTACAAAAAGAAAATGCTTGAGGCTGAACAGGAATACGAAATAGCAGATAATCCAAAGACCAAAGCTGAGCTTAAAACAAAAATTGCAAAATACAAGAACCTACAAATGTCCAAGAAGGTTTCTCTAAACTCTCTCTATGGTGCATCGGGTTCCAAGTATTTTCGTTTCTTTGATCTTAGAAACGCTATTGCAATTACGACCACTGGACAGCTTTCCATTCGTTGGATTGAGTCTGCGCTTAACTCTTACCTACAAAAGGTTCTAAAGACAAATGAAGACTACGTTATTGCGGTCGATACTGACTCTGTGTATCTACACCTTGCTGCTTTGGTCACTAAGACAATCGGTACGGAAGTTGATCCTGTTAGGGGAATCGCCTTCTTGGATAAGGTCTGTGAAACTGGCATACAGCCAGTTATCGATAAGGCTTGCTCTTCCCTTGGTGAATACACTAACGTCTTTCAGCAAAAGATTGTAATGAAGCGAGAAGTCCTAGCCGATAAGGCTATCTGGACTGCTAAGAAGCGTTACATTCTCAATGTCCATAACTCGGAAGGTGTGCAGTATGCGAAGCCTAAGAAGAAAGTTATGGGTCTTGAAATGGTCAAGAGTTCCACACCATCGGCATGTAGAGAAAAGCTAAGGGAAGCTATTGATGTTATCTTTGACGCAGATGAAACGGCTATTCAGTCTTTCATTGAGGTATTTCGTGGTGAGTTTAAAACTCTTCCTCTATCGGACATTGCATTTCCTCGGGGAGTTAATGGGCTCGACAAATACTCCGACTCCAAGGGAATTTTCACCTCCGGTTGTCCTATACATGTGCGTGGCTCTCTCGTATATAATCACCTTCTACGTCAGCATAAACTTACTTCTAAGTATCCGCTGATTCAAGGTGGTGAGAAGATCAAGTTTATTCACCTCAAGGAACCAAACACATGTCATTCAAATGTGATTGCATTTCCTCAAGGTGACATACCCAAAGAACTTGACTTACATAAGTATATCGACTATAATCTGCAATTCGAGAAGGCTTTTCTTGATCCATTGATTATCATTCTCAATGCGATTGGTTGGAAGCCTGAACGAGCTGCGAGCCTAGAGGACTTCTTTTCATGAGCAAACCAATTAATAAGATCGTAATTGTTGGAGGTGGATCGGCTGGCTGGATGACAGCATCCACCCTCATTCAGAGATTGTCTAATCGTGAAGTCGTTCTAATCGAAGATCCAAACACTCCTACTATTGGTGTTGGTGAATCCACATTAGGTTTCATCAATGAGTGGCTACGTTTGATTGGACTTAAAGATACTGACTTTATGCGAGCCTGTGATGCGACATATAAAATGTCCATTAGCTTCACAGACTTTTATAAGATTGGTGCGGGTACCTTTCATTATCCATTCGGTCTAATCGATGTTACAGGAAACACATATGCCAAGAATGACTGGTATCTAAAGAAGTTTCTATATCCAGAGACTCCTCTATCTGATTATGCAGATCATGTCTATCCAATCATGTCATTGGTCAATGCTAATCGTATTGCTACCGATACAAATCTACCTGGCTATAGTTTCCATAGAGACGTTGCATATCATTTTGATGCGGTCAAGTTTGCTATTTGGTTGCGTGATAGATACGCTGTTCCTAGAGGCGTAAAGCATATTCAGGCTTTGGTAAAGGATATCAAAGTTGGTGAGGAAGGTATTGAGTATCTTGAATTGGATAATGGTGAAAAGATCACTGCGGATCTATTCATTGACTGCACAGGCTTCAAGTCACTGTTGCTTGGTGAAGCAATGAAAGAGCCATTCATTTCATATACCGACATTCTTCCAAACAACTCTGCATGGGCAGCACAGATTCCATACGATAACAAGCGTGAGGAGATTGTTCCTTATACAGATTGTTGGGCGCTTGGTAATGGTTGGGTTTGGAACACTCCGCTTTGGAGTCGTCTAGGAACCGGTTATGTTTTCTCTGACAAGTATGTTACTAATGAGCAAGCGTTGGAAGAGTTCAAAGCCCATCTAAAGCGCAAGGGTAAATTGCGTGAAGATCAGAAGTTCCGTTTGATCAAGTTTAAGACTGGTATCTCAGAACGTCTATGGGTTAAGAATGTTTGTGCTATTGGTCTATCTGCTGGCTTTATTGAGCCACTAGAAAGCAATGGTCTATATTCTGTCCACATGTTCCTTGTGCGCCTGCTTCGTGCATTGGATCGTGATCACGATGAACATCTTGTATCTCAGTATGACAAGGATGGTTTCAATTGGGCAACCAGAACAATGTTCGACGGCTTTGCTCAATTTGTGGCTCTACATTACTCACTCTCACTAAGACGAGATACCGAGTATTGGCGAGACGTTGGTTCACGCAATTACTGCGACGTTGATAAGTCTCTACAGCGAGGACTATCCAGAACCGATTCCTTCATTGGTTCATATGATGTAAAATATAATTCCACTCACTTTACGGATGATGGACTAAATGCTGTTGCAACTGGATTGAATTACTTTCCTACAGATATGCATCATATTCATATGCTACAGCAACCTGGCATAAATCTAGCTGAGGAGTTTGAAGGTATTACAAAGAGACTAAACGCAAAGAAAGAACTATGGGACTATCTTGCATCCAAGTGTCCAACCGTGTATGATTTTACAAAGCAAAGGATCTATAATGGCGAAGACTAAGAAAGATGATAAGTATAAGCACTCACCTGCTCGCTTATATGAGTTTGCTCCAGACGAAGCAACAATTACACCAAACAATGTTGTGGAGTTAGCACAGATCGTCCGTGTTGGTATTGGCGGGCATCTATTAGAAAAGCTATCACCAGAACTAAAAAAGCATTTCAAGGAAGTAGCATAACGAGATTGTTATCTACTTTATAACCCTGACAAGAAGGAGAAACTTATGTCAGATATTTTTAATCAACTACTAGCCGAAACAGATAACGAGTATGCAGGCATTGTCGATGATGGTGTTGCTGCTGGTGACGTTTCTGGTTTTATTGGAACTGGATCATATGCTATGAACGCATTGCTATCTGGTTCTATCTATGGTGGTCTGCCACAGAATAAGGTTACAGCATTTGCTGGCGAGCCTTCTGTTGGTAAGACTTTCTATGCCCTTAATGTGGTCAAGCAGTTCCTAGAGGATAACGCAAATGGCTTTGTATTTTACTTTGAGTCAGAGTCCGCTATCTCCAAGCAGTTCATTGCTGATCGTGGCATTGACGCAAAGCGTGTTGCTATTGTTCCTGTGGCTACTGTCCAAGAGTTTCGGACACAAGCAGTAAAGATCCTCGACAAGTATCTTGAAGGCAAGGAGAAGCCACCAATGGTTTTCGTCCTTGACTCCCTCGGCAATCTATCAACCGATAAAGAAATGGCTGACATTGCTGATGGTAAGGATACAAGAGATATGACCCGAGCCCAGTTGGTTCGTGGTGCTTTCCGTGTTCTTACATTGAAACTTGGTAAGGCTAAGGTTCCACTAATCGTCACCAATCACGTTTATGATGTTGTCGGTTCATATGTTCCAATGAAAAAGATGGGCGGCGGCTCTGGACTAGAGTATGCTGCATCAACTATTATCTTTCTTTCCAAGAAGAAGGATAAGACACTGGACGATGACAATGGACGCACAGGTGCTGTTATCACTGCACACCTTAAGAAGTCACGTATGACCATTGAGGATCGCAAGATTGAAACGTGGCTAAACTATCAGTCAGGTCTAGACAAGTATTATGGTTTGCTTGATCTAGCTGAGAAGTATGGCATCGTTAAGAAGATTGCCAATAAGTATGAGTTCCCAGATGGAACAAAAGCCTTTGAAAGCCAGATTAAGAAGAATCCTGAAAAGTTCTTTTCTGAGGAAATTCTAGAGGCTATCAATGAAGGTTGTCAGGCTGACTTCCTTTATGGCAAATACAATGCACCTGAGGAGATTGAAGATGCAAGTGGGGACTGATTATAAGTTTAGGGACGATCTGTTTAATTCAAAACAGGATGGAAGCACCTGTCCTATTGAATTAATGCTTGACCCTTTCGCTGGAGTAGTGTATCGTTATACTACTGTAACTTTCAAGATGGGCGAGGATAACATTCCTCGCCTACTCTACGACTATGAGATTGAAAAGACCAATGACTTGTCTATGGTCACTCTTAGAAAGAATGAAAAGTTTAATGCCATTCTAGGTTTGATTTTGAACGACCTATTATTGGATGCGTCAGAAGCGGAAGGTGCGAGTGAGACTAGAACAGACAATTCTAAAGAACCTGATCAAGAATGAGGACTTTACAAGAAAGGTTCTCCCATTCTTAAAAGAAGAATATTTCCCTATCATGGAAGACCGGCTGCTTTTCAAAGAAGTTGCCGGCTTCGTTCTTAAATACAATCAACAGCCAACCTATGATGCTCTTGACATTGAGATTAGTAACATTCGTGGAACAACGGATGATACGGTCAAAGCAATGCGGGACACTCTCAAGGAGCTGAGTGAAGATACCAATCCAACCAATCAGGACTGGCTTGTCGAAAATACAGAGAAGTTCTGTCAGGAAAGAGCTATCTATAATGCAATCACACAATCATTGGAGATTATGAATGGGAAGGGGAAACAGGCTAAGGGCGCTATACCTTCTTTGTTGTCTGATGCTCTGGCTATATCTTTTGATCCGAATGTTGGTCATGATTATTTTGAACAGTCTCTAGAACGATATGAGTATTACCACAAGGTTGAGGAGCGCCTAAAATTTGATCTGGACTTTTTTAACAAGATTACAAAAGGTGGAGTTCCGAAGAAAACTCTTAATGTGGTTATGGGTGGCGTCGGCGGCGGTAAGTCTCTTAGCTTGTGTCACTTTTCTGCTTGTTATCTTAATATGGGCAAAAACGTTCTTTATATCTCACTAGAGCTGTCCGAGAAAGAACTAGCCAAGCGTATTGATGCTAATCTCATGAACATTACAATGGATGATCTAATGGCATTGCCAAAGGATCTATATGAGAAGCGTGTTCATAGTTTGAAGCAAAAGACAAATGGTAAACTTATCATTCGTGAGTTTGCCACAGCGTCAGCATCAACTACAGACTTCCGTGCATTGCTTAATGAATTGAACCTCAAGAAAGGATTTGTTCCTGATGTTATCATGGTTGACTATCTTAACATCTGTGCCTCTGCACGTATCAAGGCTTCTGCTGGTGTTAATTCTTACACATACGTTAAAGCCATTGCCGAGGAACTTAGAGGTCTCGCTGTAGAGTATAACGTTCCAGTTTGGTCAGCCACACAGTTGACACGTTCTGGTTATTCTAGTTCCGATCCAGGTATGGAAGATACATCAGAGTCCTTTGGTCTACCTGCAACCGCAGACTTCTTTGTTGCGCTTGTTGTTACGGAACAGCTAACGCAGCTTGGTCAGATCATGGTGAAGCAGTTGAAGAACCGCTATAACGATCCATCACTCAATAAAAGATTTGTGGTCGGGATTGACAGAGCGAAGATGAAACTATATGATGTTGAAGCATCAGCCCAGGATCTATCCGACTCAGGTGTGGAAGATGATCCGAAGCCAGTGTTTGACAGATCGAAACAGAAACCTAATGCCAACAAGTTCAAAGGACTAAAAGTATGAAGAAACTATACACATATTATCCTGAATTTGACAATGACGAGGTTTTGTGGTATGTTCATGAGGAATCAACAGGACAGGTTGTTGCGGAATTTTTCTTCGAGGATGATGCATCGGAATACTGCACATTCCTGGAAAACGGTGGAGGCTTTTCCGGGTTTACTCCGGCTTTTATACTGCGCAAGATGGAAATTGACATGAATGATGCATTTTCAATGAAATTTTCCGCTTGACATTCCGACCTGGAACATATATACTTATCAGACAATAGAGATTTGGTTCCGTAGCTCAACTGGACAGAGCACCCGGCTTCTACCCGGGGTGTTGAGGGTTCGAATCCTTCCGGGACCGCCATTTATGGGGGTGGGTGTAAGACACAAGAGGGACTTATAAACCCTTTAGCGGCCGATTACCGTTCTCGACCAGGAGCGTTACCTGGCACCCCTACCAATTTTGGAGTATGTGATGGAAAAGTTTGAGTTGCTTCTACAGTGTTATAGGTCTGGACAAATGTCCGAGAAGCAATGGCAGGATCATCTACAAAACGACGAAGGTCTTGCCGAGTGGTATGTAAACATTCTACAAAGTCAATAGACTAAGGGTGCGTCAAGTTGTCGCAGATTTTTTTGAAAAAAGTCCTTGACCTTGCGTTTTGTTGCATATATAGTAAGGCTCTCTGGTGCGAAGGAGATATGTGGAAATGAAAGATGAAACAGTGAAGCGTGACTACTATTGGAAAGTAGAGGCCATTGACAAGTCTGGTAAGACTGTGTATAGTGGCACGTTCCCGGATTTTGATAATGCGTGGAACAAATACTATTCCTTCAAGAACAAGGCAACTGTTTCCCTACAGCGGAAGTTTAGGGAGCGTAAGATTGCTTAAACTATCTGCTGTTTGACAATTGAATCAGGAAAGAAGATTGAGTGGCCGTGTGCATCCGGAACGGTTACGGCAAGGTCTGCAAAACCTTTTTATGTGGGTTCGAGTCCCACCGGCCACTCCAATTACTATTACGTCAACGGATCGTCCTATGCGGTTCGAAACGCAGTAAGTGATACGAACGTAACAGATCCTGAGTAGAGGTTCGAATCCTCTTCCTGGCGTAATGCTGGGGCAAAAGGGCGAAGGGATCTGCGTAGTTCTAGCGGTCATGATGGTCCGTTGACGTAATAGTAATATTCCCAGTGAGCCATCTAGGTGAGGGCGACTCGCTGTTAACGAGTATGAAGGCAGGTTCGAATCCTGCACTGGGAGCCATTATTTTCCGATCGTTGTGCCACCGAGGCGATTAATCGGAAGTAAAAAAAAGTTGACTTTACCACCTAGGAAGGGTATAGTTGGCAACGGTGGGTGAATTTATGGACCTATAGCTCAGTTGGTCAGAGCGAGGGACTCTTAATCCCTGCGTCGAAGGTTCGAATCCTTCTAGGTCTACCAATAAAAAGAGTTGACTTTGTCTCTCTTTCAGGTTATAGTAAGTGTGTAAGTTACGGAGCGGTCTTCTAATTGGTTAGGAACCCAGACTTTCAATCTGTGCAATGCGAGTTCGAATCTCGTCCGCTCTACCATATATTCGGTCCGTGTGGTACCGTGCCAATCCTCGATGGAGGAGTGTCCGAATTAAAATAACCCGAAAGGGTGCTGTCTTTTCTCGCCATGGAAGGGTAAGATGGAAACGGTACAAGAGTTTATGGATCCATAGCTCAATTGGCAGAGCAAGGGACTTTTAATCCCAAGGTTGTCGGATCGTGGCCGACTGGATCCTCCAATAGTCTGATGAGAAAGTCCAAGCAAGTGACTTGGTAATCTTATTAGTTGATATGGGTGAAACAACACCGTGATATCAGATAATGCGGGTGTAGCTCAATGGTAGAGCCATAGTCTTCCAAACTAAAGACGAGGGTTCGATTCCCTTCGCCCGCTCCAATATAATGTTTCCGTAGCTCAACTGAATAGAGCGTCGGTCTACGAAACCGAAGGTTGTAGGTTTGAGTCCTGCCGGGAACACCATTATGCTGATAGGTCGGCAAGAGGTCGAGGCGCTCTCATAAGGCGTTATAGGTTGGTTTGATTCCAACTATCAGCACCAACATGAAGGACGGTACTCGGGTAATGCGAGACCTGAGGAGAACATGCGTCGGTTCGCACGGGGCATTAAGTATCCACATATAACCGTGGAGCGTTTCTTCTAATTACAAGTTTTTAGCGGGCAGGTGGTCTGGTGACCATTCTTGTCTCATAAGCAAGAGAGCCGATGTTCGAATCTCGGGCCCGCTTCCAGTTTAGTCCAGTGAAGTGTTACGGTAGCATAACGAGTTCCAACCT